CATGGAAACGTAAATTAAAAACTTTGTACTATTGTAGAAGTGAAGCAATCAAACGTGCAGAGTTAGTATCAAAAAAAATAGAAAGAACAATCATACCAGAAGCCGATTGTTTAGCCTGTGAATAAAGAGGACAGAAGTGAATTATCCACCAATCAAATCATTTGGATTTAAGAAAAGAAAAAAGAGAACACCAAAACAAACAGTGCTATGGACAGTTTATCATACTGTCTTAGCATTTGAGTTGTTAATATTAATCATAATAGAAGGGATAGAGTTACTAAGATGAGTTTATTTAAAACAAGAACGTACTATAAACCCTTTGAATACGATTGGGCATTTGAAAGTTATGACATGCAACAAAAGATGCACTGGCTACCAAGTGAAGTTCCATTACATGAAGACGTAAGAGATTGGAACGAAAGATTATCTACAGAAGAGAAGAACTTAATAGGACAAATATTAAAATTCTTTACTCAAGGTGACGTAGATATTGCTCAAGCATATCTTGATAAATATATTCCTAAATTTAAACCACCTGAAATTAGAATGATGCTGTCTGCTATAGCTACATCAGAAGCTAATCATGCACACAGTTACTCATTATTAAATGATACGATTGGTTTGCCTGACAAAGAATACAAAGCGTTCCAAGAATATAAAGAGATGTCTGATAAACATACTTATTTATTTGCCAGTAAAGGTACAGGAATAGAAGGACTGGCTAGAGAGATAGCTTGTTTCTCTGCTTTTGGTGAAGGCTTACAACTGTTTGCTTCATTTGTTATGCTACTTAACTTCCAAAGATATGGAAGAATGAAAGGTATGTGTCAGATAGTTACTTGGAGTATCAGAGATGAAACACACCATGTAGAAAGTATGATTAAAATATTTCATTCTTTAATAAAAGAGAACCCTCACATTTGGACAGAAAAATTTAAAGCAAGTATCTATCAAACAGCTAGAGACATGGTTGACCTTGAAGATAAGTTTATTGATTTAGCTTTTGCTCAAGGTGGTATTAGAGGATTAAAAGCTGATGAAGTTAAACAGTACATCAGATACATAGCTGACAGAAGATTGTTACAGCTATCTTTAAAACCTAACTATGGTGTCAAAGAGAACCCTCTATCTTGGTTAGATTGGGTGTTAAATGGCGTAGAACATGCCAACTTCTTTGAGAATAGAGCCACTGAATACAACAAGGGAACAGTCACAGGGAGTTTATGGGAATAAAGTTCCCTTTTTAGATGAATAAATTAGACGAAGATTTAACATTGCCTACTAAGGTAAACGATTTAGTTATTTTACTGAACAAAGTTTACCCAGAAAAGTCTGCTTCACTTAAAGATGATACTAAAACTATCTACTTTAAGTCAGGTCAGCGAGATGTAGTAAATTTTATTAACACTCTTAAAGAAAGGTCAGAACAATAATGTGTGGTTCACCAAAAGTCCCTCAAGCACCAGTACAACCTGTTGCACCTACTCCAGTTAGAGCAGACCAAGCACAGGATTTATCTCCTGAATTGGTTAAAGCTAACGAGCAGGATTTGAATATTAAGAAGAAGAAAATCAAGAAGTCAGGTACTTCTTCTTTAAATACTTCTTCAGGTTTGAACATAGCTACTAACACTACTCCCTAATAATGAGTGAGTTTGGTGGTAGTCTTACATCAGCACATACAGCGAAACAAAGATACGCTAAGTTAAAACAAGACAGAGAACATTTCTTAGATAGAGCAGAAGTGTGTAGTGAGTTAACTATTCCTTCTCTAATAACTCCTGACGGTTTTTCTAACACCAGTAAATTATACAGTCCCTTCCAATCCGTTGGTGCAAGAGGTGTCAACAACCTAGCAAGTAAACTTCTTTTACTTTTGCTTCCACCCAACTCTCCCTTTTTCAGATTAAAAATAGCAGGAAAAGCTAAAGAAGAACTAGAAGAAAACAAAGAGATGAAAACACAGGTGGAGCAATCTTTAGCTATCATTGAAAAAGAAGTGTCTGCTAAAATTGAAACATTAGCATTAAGAGTTTCAGTCTTTGAAGCATTAAAACATCTTATTGTAGGTGGTAACGTATTAACTTACTTACCTAAAAAAGGAAACATGAGAGTGTACCCTTTGTCACAATATGTAATTGAAAGAGATGGTTCAGGAAATGCTTTAGAAATTATTATTTTAGAGAAAGCAAGTGTACTAAGTCTTGGTAAAGAAATTGCAGAAGAAGTTATACAACACCCAGAATATAAAAAAGATGAAGACATAGAATTATATACTCACATTTACAAATTAGAAAATGATGAATTCTACATATGCCAAGAAGTGCAAGGTATAAAAATACCTTCTAGTATTGGTACATTCAAAAAAGATAGAATGCCCTACCAAGCGTTACGAATGGTTAGAATTGATAACGAAAATTATGGTAGAAGTTATGTAGAAGAATTTAAAGGCGACCTTCAATCATTAGAAAGTTTATCACAAGCACTTGTAGAAAGTGCGGCGGCATCATCTAAAATTGTCTTTATGGTTAGACCTAATTCTGTAACTAGAAAAAAAGATTTAGCGACAACTAGAAATGGTGACATCATTACTGGTAGTGCTGAAGATGTTACAGTTTTACAAGCACAGAAACAATATGACTTACAAGTAGTACAACAAGCAGTACAAAAATTAGAAGAAAGAATGTCTTACTCATTCTTATTACACACAGCAATACAAAGAGATGCTGAAAGAGTTACAGCACAAGAAATTAGATACATGGCAGAACAATTAGAAACTGCTATGGGTGGTATATATTCATTACTATCACAAGAGTTTCAATTACCATTAGTTTCAATACTTATGAAAAGAATGGAACAAGCTAATGAAATTCCTACGTTACCTAAAGGCACAGTAGAGCCTACAATTATTACAGGAATAGAAGCATTAGGTAGAGGAAATGATTTACAAAAATTAAGAGAATTTGTTGCAGAGATAGGAAACTTAGCACAGATAAATCCGCAAGTAGTTCAGGCTTTAAACCCTGATGATTTAATTAAACGTATAGCTATCGGTTTAGGTATTGATACAGACGGTCTTCTTAAATCGCCAGAGCAAATGGCTGAAGAACAAGCGGCACAAGAAGAGCAAATGCAAGAGCAACAAATGATGCAAATGGCTGAAAAAGCTGTCCCTGCTGTTGCAGGTAACTTGACTAAGCCACAATAATAAAAGGAAAACATGGTAGATAAAGTAGAAATAAAAACACCTGAAACTGGCAGTGAAGCCCCAGTAGATAATAATGCACTTAGCAAACCTGAAGGATTACCTGAAAAATTCAACACAGTTGAAGATTTAGCAAAGTCCTATTCAGAGTTGGAAGCCAAGCTAGGCACTAATAAAGAAGAAGTTAAGACAGAAGAAGTAAAGCCACAAGAAACTAAGACAGATACATTAGAGATTGCTGAGAAAGCTGTGACAGACGCAGGGTTAGACATGAGTAGTCTTACTGAAGAGTACACAAAAGAAGGCAAACTAAATGACACGTCTTATGAAGCCTTAGAAAAAGCAGGTATACCTAAAGATTATGTAGACCAGTTTATTCAAGGACAGAAAGCAATCGCTGACCAACAAACTTCAACTATGAAAAGTATAGTAGGTGGTGATGAGGCTTATACTGAGATGTCTAATTGGGCGGCAGAGAATATGACTGACCCAGAAAAGAACGCATACAATTCAGCAGTAAATTCTAAAGATTTAGAAACTGCAAAGTTAGCAGTGCTTGGATTGAAAGCAAAGTTTGAAGCAGTTAATGGTTCTGAACCAAGTTTAATAGCAGGTAAAGCCGCACCCATAGGTGTGGACGGTTATGAAAGTTGGCAACAAGTTACCGCCGCTATGAAAGACCCTAGATACGCAGTCGACCCTGCTTATCAAGCAGTGGTTAAAAATAAATTATCTAAATCAAATATATAATTTTGAATGATTACAAAGTTTGTACTCATACTGCATCTGTGTTCATACGTTACTGGTAATTGTTTTTCAGATAAAGTTATAAACATAGAATACCCTGACCATTACTCATGTGTTAGGAACGGTTACATACAATCTTACAAAAGTTTAGAAGCGTTAGAAGTTGAAGACATTAACGAAAATAAAACTGTTGTAAAATTTGAATGTAAGGAAATTGAAATAAAGCAAATATAGTTGTGCTTACTTTATAGTAGGCAACTCCTAAACAAAGACTAACAAGCGACTGACCCACTGCGGTGGACAATCGAATGCCCAAAGTTCCATGTTAAGGTTTTTAATCAATAAACAATAACAACAAAAGGAAAATACTATTATGGCAAACATAACAGCAACAACTTTTGGGCAGGTCAACTCCACTGGAACAGAAGATGTACTCTTCTTAAAACAGTTTTCAGGAGAAGTGATTACTGCGTTTGAACAGGCTACTAAAACAGCAGGTGCAGACATGGTACGTTCAATTAGTTCAGGCAAGTCGGCTTCGTTCCCAGTGATGGGTAGAATCGGTGCGTCTTACCACTCACCAGGAAATGAACTTACAGGTTCAACTGTAAATCATGCAGAAAAAGTAATCGTAATAAATGATTTACTTACTTCAACTGTATTCCTATCTAATATCGAAGAAGCGAAAGCACACTATGATGTTAGAAGTGGTTACTCAACTGAGATTGGTAGAGCATTAGCACTCCAAAAAGATAAACACATCTTGCAAACTATTGGTCAAGCTAGTTTAGCATCTGCATCTATTACAGGTGGAGACGCAACAACTAACATAGTTAATACAGGCATTGCAAACAGTACAGACGCAACAGCCGCTAACGCTATGATTGATGCAATCTTTGCTTCAGCTAAAGAGTTAGACGCAAACTATGTTCCTCAAGAAGGCAGAAAATGCTTTATGAGATTAGAGGAATATTACAAGTTAGCTAATGGTACTAACGCAGTAAACGTAGACTTTACTGGTGGTAACAATGGTGGACTTAGAGATGGTAAAGTAATGAAGATTGCAGGAATTGAATTAATTCCAGTACCTCATTTCATCTCAAGTAACATTGCGGCGGCGAATGACGCAACTGCTCCTTCAGGTAGAGCGGCAAGTGCGGCTGACCCTCAAGCAGTTAACTTATCTAACTTTGTAGCATTGGTTTCACACCCAAGTGCGGTTGGTACTGTAAAATTAATGGATTTATCCGTTGAGAGTGAGTACGAAATCAGAAGACAAGGTACGTTAATGGTTGCTAAATACGCTATGGGTCATGGTGTACTAAGACCAGAAGCGGCAGTAGGTATCAAAGAAGCGTAATTCGTTTCTTATATTTGGTGGGGGATTTATTTCCCCCATCATATTTTTCCAAAAAATTTCACACAAAGGATATATGGCAACACAAATTACACCAACTACAGAGTTACAATCTGTAAACATAATGCTGAGTACGATTGGTGAAGCACCAGTTAACTCAATTACAGGAACTACAACAGTAGATGTAAGTACAGCTATAAATATTCTAAACGAAACTTCCATGTCTATTCAATCAATAGGTTGGAATTTTAATACACACACAAATTACAAATCGCTATCATTAGACATTGATGGCAAAGTTCCCCTTCCTTCAAACTGTGTCAAAGCAGACGCAAGTCACTCCCAAAGACACTTAAATTTCACAATAAGAAATGGCTTCCTATATGACATGGGAAATCACACAGACGTATTTACTACTGCACCTGCTTCAGTTGATTTAGTATTAGTACAGCAGTACGAACATTTACCAGAATACGCTAGACAATATGTGACTATGAAAGCATCAAGAAGATTTGCTTCAAGATTTATAGGTGATAAAGAAATTACACAATTAATAGGTCAAGATGAGAATGAAGCATTAATGGCATTCCATCAAGCAGATAGCCAAGAGAGTGACATCAACGTCTTATCTGGTGACGCTAACACATTTTCTATAATCAATAGAACAGGTCGAAGGACTTACTAATTATGGGTAGCGTTGTATCACAATCAATTCCCAATTTCCTTAATGGTATGTCTCAACAGACACCTACGCAAAGAGGAGTTAATCAGGGAGAAGACCAAGTAAATTTACAGAATGGTCTTACAGACGGATTATCAAAAAGACCCCCTTTAGATTATGTAGCAACATTAGATAGTTCAAACATATATTCTAACAGAACAAAATTTTGGTCTATCGCAAGAGACGCAAGTAACCAGTATGTAGTCGCATTATACAACGGTGGTATTAAAGTATTTGATTTAGAAGGTAATGCAAAGACAGTTACGATTGCAAGTGGTTCAAGTTATTTAACATCTACAAATCCAAGAGAACATTTTAAGTTAGTAAACATTGCTGATTATACATTTATAGCAAACACTTCTAAAACAGTGACAGCAGACACAGCAACGTCTGCGGCTAAAGTAGAAGAATTTTTAATTGTTTGTAAATTAACAAACTACGGTAGAGAATATAAAGTTGCATTGAAACACCCATCAATGTCACAAGAATTAGAAGTT